ACTGTTCCAGTAACATCAACTCTACCAACAAATGTATGTATATCATTTGGACTATCACCAAATATATTGCTTCCAGAAGCATACATATAACTTGCAGTGATGGTTGTGATCAACGCAACACTTCCAGTAATTTGACCAAATGTAACATTATTGCTGTTGCTAAATGCTACACCGCCACCATTGCTCAATTGGGCACTGCTTGTTACAACATTGGCTGGCAAGATTGGGCTTACACCACTTGTGCCACTGGTTCCGCTAGAGCCATTGAGACCACTTGTGCCACTGCTGCCGTTGGCTCCAGATGTGCCACTGCTTCCAGACACTCCGCTTGTACCACTGCTACCGTTGGTTCCACTTACACCGCTTGTGCCACTTGAACCAGACACGCCGCTTGTGCCGCTGCTGCCAGACACTCCGCTTGTGCCACTGCTACCGTTGGCTCCGCTTACACCAGATGTTCCACTTGAACCATTGATACCACTTGTACCACTGCTGCCATTTGCACCAGATGTTCCAGACGAACCATTGATACCACTTGTGCCACTGCTGCCTTCTATACCAACAGCACCATCAAGATTGACTATCCAAACACTGTATGTACCAGTTCCTGTAGATTCATTTATATTTACAACCAATGCACCATTGCTAGAATTATAAGAATATATGATACCATGCATATGATTGTTGTAATCATATACAATTGTTACATCTTGTGTTGGTGTGTATGCCAATCCAGTTTCTACAGTCATATTCACAACACTGCCAGATGGCACAATTGCCATGTTTGTTGTACTATGACCTACATAAATGCTTCCGTTGGCTCCAGATGTACCAGATGTTCCACTGCTGCCTGTTTGACCACTGGTTCCAGATGATCCATTTGTACCAGACTCACCACTTGTGCCACTTGAGCCAGACACGCCGCTTGTACCGCTGCTACCATTTTGACCAGATGTTCCGCTACTACCGTTTGTACCATTTTCTCCAGATGTTCCGCTACTACCGTTGGTTCCACTTGTGCCACTGCTACCATTTGTGCCAGATGTTCCACTTGATCCATTGATACCACTTGTGCCGGATGAACCAGTTTCTCCACTTGTGCCACTTGTACCACTGACTCCGCTTGTGCCACTGCTGCCAGCAACACTGTTTAGTGCATATGATGCTGTAACAGCATATTCTGCATAACTCGCCGTAGCACTTGATCCAATAACATAACTGGCTGTGACTGCATAATCACTATATGATGCACTGACTGCATTTTCAATTACAACGCCACCACCAATAGTCAAACTTCCAGAAATGTTTACATCACCAGAGAAATTGATATTGCTTCCTGAGATAACCATTGCATTGCTGCCAGTAAGAATATATTTATCTTTCCAAATTGTAACCTGATTTGCTGCGCCACTACCAATTATAACATTCAGATATTCAATGTCAGCGCCATATACAACATCAAAACTAACATCTCTGCTATAAATTCCAGTGTTGATATCAAATTCATCAACTTCACTATTCAATACTATCTGTATTTCATTGCTATATCCATTGAGTATAGAAATGATAAAGTCCCGCATCTCTTCTACTTTTTCAATTGTCTTTGCTTTGCAACTGAATGTTACAGTTTCGGTATTTACACTTGGACCATCCATTGTCTGCGATCCAAGAATTCCTTCTCTGCTGAACACTATACATGGTAGTTCAACATTTTGATTTTCAAATGTGCTGTCGCTATAAACTGGCACTTGCAGATTGAGGTGAATCAGTTGGCGAAGGTTGTTATAATATTCTGTAATTGCCATATGCGTATAACTATCGGTTTATAATACTTATTTTGTATATTTCTTTATTCTTGATTCAAGCGCAGATACAAACTTATCCACAACTGCTTCTTTGCTTTCATCAAATCCATTCTGAACAAATTTATATTTTGGTTCCAATACATTGGCATATCTCCACGGAACTCTGGGTCTTCCTTTGCTATCCACGCCTTTTACACTTTTATTTACACCAGTTATAATAACAACCTTGCCATCTTTGCCATATATAATCTTTTTGCGTGATATGCTTTGTTCCAATAGTCCAGTATCAACCAATCCATTTGATACAATGTTATTTTTTATAGCATCAACCATTGGTTTATTTGCTGTGTATGCTGCTCCTACAATGCTTTTTGCAGCAAATTCTTGAGTCATTTTCTCAAGTTTGGCCTGAAGTTCATTCAGTCCTTTTATATCAACTTTCAAGCCATCAGCCATAAAAGTTAGTTGCGCCTTTCTCCCATTACAATAGTATATCCATCAAATGGCTCTTCATCAATAAATACCAAGTTATAATCATTACTATCATATGTTATAACTGCTTTTTCTGATATATTGGAATTGTTGCGTAATGTAAATTTATATGTTGCTGTATTGTAGATATAGCCGCCATTGCTGGTTTCAGTTCCATTTTCTTTTTTTACATTGCTCCATAAACTTGCACTGGCATATGTCATCATGGATTGACCAAATCTATCTATGCTACTGCTAGTAGGATATTTCAATACTATTCTTTCATCAAGTTTGCCGGGATTATATGCCATATATTATTGTGGTTTGATCAACTTGTATGGAGAAAGCAATGCTTGAACGCTATAACTCAGTGGAGATGTACTGACTCCCACGCTTTCTGGCAAACGATTTTCATAAAAACTATTGATGAGCATCATCTGTGCAACTTTTACATTTGTTGGAATGATGCTTCCGCTGGCAACTGTGAATATTATATTTCCAGTAAAATACTCACCTTCTGGAATGTATGTATACCAACTTCCAGCATATTCTTTCAAAGAACCTGTGCTTACAGTGTTTACAGTTTGTGTGCTCACAAATATATCACCGCTTGAACTGAATACATACATGCTGTGTGTGCATGCACTAAAATCACGATTGCATTCAGCAGTCACTTGATCATAACTTGCTGTGATCAGTGCTGATATAAGTGCGTCGTCTTCATTTATATCAACTCGCAAATAATTTTTAGCCTCTGACAGTGTTGGTCCGTATGAAGATATATTTGTAGTAGTTCTCATGCTATATAAGTATGAAGATTATAAGATAAAATCTGGATTTAGATATAATAATATGCACATAAAAAGCCCACCAGTTACGGTGGGCTTTTGTTTATGAGAGAACTAACAAACTATTAGGCTACGCTGGCAACCAACTTGACCAACGAATTACCGTCAGTTAGAGTTGCATCAACACGCTTGTAAGCCTTGTAACCAACGTTACCTTCTGCGGCATACAGTTCGTTTAGACGAGTTAGCGAATAACCGCCACGATCACCGATAACATAGTGCTGTGGATACAATAGAGCACCCATTACGCCAGTTGTTGCTTGCCATGCGGCTGGAGCAGCAAAGGTTGTATATACTGGACGACCCAAGAACAAGTCTGGTTGACCAGCTTGTGTAGAAACTTCCCACAGGTAGGTACCAGCAGTAGAAGCCTTGAGTTGACGCATTTGCGAAGCAAGACCATCACCAACGATCCAAACTGCTTCTTGACGACGGTTGCCCGGCATCTTGTAATACGCAGCAATCATGTTGTCCAACAGACCAGAGCCAGTGGACGAACCAAGATTTTGCGAAAGAGCATTGTTGCCACCAGCGGCTGTGGTGCGGAACAGACCAGTTGGCTGTAGAAGACCAGAACCAGACACGAAAGCAGTTTCTTCAGCATTACCAAAGGCAACACCAAGATTGCTTGCAACTGTGGATTCTAGATCAGTAGATGCATCTTGAAGAACTTCTTCAGAGATCTTGATCAGACCAGTCAGTTTGTATGCATTCAATGTAGCAGATGCGAAAGTCTGCGGTGTTTCAGCATACGAAGCAGATGGATTTTGATCCTTCCACAATGCTGTTGGAGCAGTGTTGGTGATTGGCAGAGTGGTTGTGCTGGTTGTGTTGATAACACGAGCACCAATACGACGCATCACGCTGTTTTCAAGCAATGCTTTTTGGATTTGACCAAGAAGAATTACTGGAACGTTCACTCCACCTTCGGTGGAACTGAAACTGTTGATGTTACGAACTTCAGCCATATCGCCAGTGCGAACATAGTTCAAGAAAGCAGAACGAAGTTCTTCGTCATTGCCACTCTTGCCAGATCCAACTGCGCGTTTGTCAAGGGCTGCGCCCATTGAAGTTTTGATTGCATCAAAGCGTACTTCGGCTTCAATTTGTTTGCTGAGATTGGAGTATTTGGCTTCCAATTCATTATATTTAGCGAAGTCACCCTCGCTACGATTTTCAAGGGCCATGATGTGCTTCATTTCCCCGTATACTGCATTTCTATCTTGTAGTAGTTTAGACATATTGTCTTTCTTTGTTTGGTTTATTTACTTGAGCACGAGGATGCCCTCGGCAAAATTGTTTATTTGTGTGTTAGTGATATAAATTTGAAACGATAGTCAAAGTCTTTGCTGTTGTCTTTCTTTTCTTCAACAACTTTTGTTTCAATTATAACTTGTGTTTTATCTTCTTGTCTTGTTTCTTCAACAAAGTCTTCACTGCGAATAACACTCAGTGATGTTTCTGGATATGCTGGATTTGCTACAATACTCACTTCACGCAAATTCAATGAACTGATTTCACGAATCTTTTCTCCAGATTTGCTGTATGATCTTGCTTTTGGACTATTGAATCCAAAACTAAATCCTTTTAGATCGCCACGTTGAGCACTGATCAGTGTGTCTTCACCATATGATGTTTCTGGAATATTGATTGATACATACAATCCATCATTTCTATCTTCCAACATCAATGTGCCTGCACTCTTGCGTCCCAATAGCATTTCTGGATTATGTTCCTTGAATGCCATAACATCATTGTTTGCCAAACTGTCAGTCAATGCTCCGGCAAGAATGATTTCTTTAAATTTATCTCCAGTTGTTGTACGCAACTCACTGCTCATACTATTATACACAACAGCACGACCTTCTATGATGCGTTTTTCTTTGTCAACTTTGACATCCATCATATCATATGCTCTGTATTCAAGACTGGTTTTCATAGATATAAATAGTTATATGTATCAGGAAATTGATAGACTTGACGAGTTTTGTGCAACAGGTGCAACAGGTGCTTGACCAACCACTGTATAGTTGAGTGGTCTTAGATAATCATCTCCACCCTTGTTGGCTGGAACAAACAGTCCAGTATCTTCTGCTTCATTTACATTGTTTGGTGTGAGAATACCATGCTCTATACCAAACTTATACCATTCCATGCGTGTTTTTACGTCACCACGCAACAAACCATTTACATTGAAATTGATATACACATCATCAGCATCATCAAGCAATTGCTTTTGAATTTGCTGTTCAATGTTTGTAACAAGTGGAGTGATTGTGTATTGCACAAACTCAATGGCTTGTTGTTCAACACTTGCGTATGTTGGATTGGCCTGCAACCCCAACATATGTAGTGGAACTCTAAAAATATCTGCTGCAATGCGCTGTGCGCTAAATTGCTTTTGTTGAATATACTCTGCTTGTTGTGCAGTAAGTCCAATAACTGGAGTATCAATTTTGATTGTATTTGGAAGAAATGCTGTTTTACCACTGTTGCCTGATGTAAATCCTGCCTTCCAGCCACTCTTCATCTTTTCCAACTCTTCCTCTTTCATGTTCTGAGGATAGTATATAACACCTGCTGGTTTGGCTGCATTCTTGGCTATTTGTGTGCCAGCATTTTCCAGTTCAAGATAACCATCATACAATGTTCTAAATGTATCAATCAGGCTCAATCCATATACACCATTGCGGCTATATCCTTTGATGTGTATTACTTGATCATATGTAAATTCTTTGTAATAGTTTACACCATCAACCCCAGTGATATTCATTTTATAGAACGGCATTCCTTCGCTGTTCATATATACCTCAACACTGATTGGGTTTAGTGGAAATAGTTCTATTACAGTTCCAGCATTATTACGGATTTTCTGGATATATACATTTCCAAACATATCCAATTGTGAAATAACCCAATGCCAAAAAGTATAATTTGTTTGAAAGCCGTTTGGACGCTTTGTGATCAAATCGTAATATTCATTGTCTGTTGCTGGTTCATGTCCTTTTTCCAATTTACGATTTAGTTGTATTGGCAAACTTGCAATTGTTGAAGCACGCAGGTTGATACAACCATACACAACACTCAAACGATCAATATTGCGGCCATAACCATAGGCCGAATCCCAGTTT